CTTCGCTTGGCCCTGGATATCGGCTATAATGTGCAGGTTTTGACCAAGGGCCCTGTTGGTCATCCAACAGCTTGGAAAGAAAAACTCGAGTGGTGTCAATCACAGCCAGAGCTAAAAAATACCCCTGTGCATATTGTCACAGACAAAAGCCTAGTTCATGGTCATGTATTGTATGATGACTATCCAGACTATTTAACTGCTTGGCTTTCGCGTCAGTCAACCGGTTTTGGAATCATGCCATTGACATCCTATAACGCATCTTACACACACGAAAGAGTTATTCATTGGTCTAATAGCTCCGAAGATAAAAGACTTCATATCAAAGAAGTACTGAACGCAATTTACAAATCTGAAACTGTCATAGCAATATAGGTCGCATTATCGTATTATAATATGGTATGATTTTGTTACTATGAGTTCAATTGCAGTTTTAAAACCTGAAAATTTTGTAGTTGTTGGTCCTCATCCATACGATACTCAAACATCTATCAATTTTTTTGGTTTCTACAGCGTTCGTGGCATATGCGAAAAAGCTGTGGTGAAATATCCAAAGATAGGTCGGTCGACAATATACTTTCACAAAGACAAAACATGTCTTATCATCACATCGTGCTATCGTTCTATGTCTTCATCGCATTCAGTAAGACATTTTGACACTATACAAGATGCATTTCTATTTGCCAGTCTCAAATTGCATTCAGAATATATTCAGAATCGTCAGAATAACATTGCATATGCGAAGCATCACAAAAAGCGACTCTATCTCAAAAACATCCCTTCATAGCTCAGTTGGTAGAGCAACATGCTTACACCATGAAGGTCGCTGGTTCAAGTCCGGCTGAAGGGACCAGATTTTTATGGATGATACAATGTTTTCGAATGAACATGGCCGTGTATTGAATAACTGGCGAATCGGATGATACTGCGCATTTTTACAGTTCAATATATAGAACATACAGTTATTTGTTTGAAAAAAGACATAATATAAGTATGACTAATGATTTAGCCTCCAAAGTTCTTTTAAACAACACGATGCCGATGGGTGTATTGCACAGATATGTATTGCCAAATTACGAACATGTAGCTTATATCTATCACGACGAAAAAATCATCCGTATCACACAAGCAGATGAAGTACTCATCCCAACACAGGATGAAGAAATTAATTGGGATGAAGTTTTGATACAAATGCTTAATCACAGTGTTCATGATGACAATCATCGAGATATCACCGTCAGAAATTTATATAAATCTCAATGGAATTCTTGTTTTCAGAACACAGATTTCACTCCTGAACAAGTAATTGCCCATCCATCATTTACTGCTGCGATGCCTTTGCTACGAAGGCATAATTCTGAATTATGCCCTAAAGACACTGCATTCATTCTTCCTGCACCTGCTTTACTTGGTGTTTATGCAACACGAGAGAACTGCACAGATGTTGGGATGAGTATTATATACGCACACCGCGTCGTAAAGGTCTCTTTAGGCGTATTAAGCTCTTAATTGTCAGATGCATTAGAGACCAGATTGAAGGTATAATAATCCAATGAACGAGACGATGTTTTTGAATGAACAAGCCGTGACTGTTGCTGCCTATTATCGAACATATGCATCGCATCTAGGTATGTGGCAGCTTAGAGACCATTTGTCAGACATTCTCTGTGATATTGCTCAAGGCGAAGACGCGCCGGCTAAAACTGACGATGCTGTTTTTGCGCTCGGACCTGATGACGGTGATTTCGAGATTGTGCCTGTTGGCATCGACGAGTATCTAGTGCGCAAAGAGTGTCTATACAAATCATCAACAGGTCCATGCTGTGGCATCAATAAACATGTGCTGAATAAGCTGGTGAATAACGACTTTGCTTATCTGATAAGTTTTTGGGATAGAAATACCACGGATACTGTGCATCATATCACAGAAGATGGATTGTATCGTGGGAAAAAGTAGGTTAATCCTCGAGTGGCGCAGTTGGTAGCGCAGTTCCTTTACACGGAAAGGGTCGGGAGTTCAAGTCTCTCCACCAGCACCAGTTGTCTTTTGTTGTTGTTAGCCTGAAAGGCGTATGAAATGGCCGAAAAGCTGAATCACAATCTGCACATCGCTACATACATCCGTAAGGCAATCCGTGCTGGTGTGTCGATGAAAGTTATCCTTGACAACATCCAGAAGTATTAACACGCACCTTTTAGTATGAATGGGAATTATCGCACTTATTCTGATTGTATTGCATCCGGCCGGGCAAAAATCCAAGGAGAAGGTGGTGCTGTTGTTGTTGCTAAGGCTCTTGATGGTGACATGAAGGCTGCTGAACTCTTCCTCCGCAGTAAAGCTGGGTGGAATCCTACGTTAAAAATTGAAGAAGTTGAACCTGAAGATGTCAACGAAGACACGGGCGCTATTGATGACCTGTTGGCCCTTCTTGGAAGAATTAAAGATAAACCTAAAGAAGAGTAACAATGAGTAAGAATGGTCTTCCAGTTCATGCCGACGATCTAAGGGCTATGGGCGAAGACCTAGAATCTTTGTTGTTGCAGCTAAATCCAAGTAAAGCTGAAGAGCTTATGTACAACTGGCCCTTCTGGGCTAGACCACAACAAATGCCCCCTGAAGGTGACTGGAACACGTGGTTTATTAATGCTGGCCGTGGTTTCGGTAAAACTCGTGCTGGCGTTGAGTGGGTTCGTAGTAAAGTAAAGCAAGGTCATAAACGTATTGCTGCTGTTGCTTCGACCAATTCGGACATAGATCGTGTTATGATTAACGGGGAGTCAGGGTTTCTAGCAAGGTGCTGGTCTGGAGATAAAACAGACAAAGGTATACTTATAGGTAAACCACAGTGGTCCCCTACCAAACGCCTTTTGTTGTGGGAGAACGGGGCCTATGTCCAGTTCTTCTCTGCTGAAGAGCCTGAGCGTCTTCGAGGCCCCCAGTTCTCAGCCGCATGGTGCGACGAAACAGCAGCTTGGAACCGTGACCGAGATACATGGGATATGCTCCAATTCTGTCTCCGTCTAGGTAAACACCCCCAAATCTGTGTTACCACCACCCCTAAGCCAACCAAGCTAGTCAGGGACATCCTCAAGAACCCCAAGACTGTCGTCACATACGGTTCTACCTTCGATAACTCAGCTAACCTTGCATCTACCTACTTGGAGGCTGTAAAGTCTCAGTACGATGGCACAAGGCTTGGTCGTCAGGAACTCTATGCTGAAATCCTAGATGAAGCCTCTGGTGCTCTCTGGAACAGACAGACGCTAGTTGAGTGTGAGATTGATGTTGACAACCCTGTAGAGTTCGCTGAAACTCTTGCTCGTGTTGTGGTATCAGTAGACCCTGCTGTCTCCTCGAATGCTGAAAGCGATATGACAGGTATTGTTGTAGCTGGCATGGACATCAATGGTGTCTGCTATGTCCTACAGGATGCCACAGACAGATATACCCCAGAAGGTTGGGCAGCTAAAGCTATCGAACTCTATCACCTCTATGGTGCTGACAGGATAGTAGCTGAACGTAACCAAGGTGGGGAGATGGTCCGCTATACCTTCAAGACCGTGGATGAGACAATCCCAATTAAGTTGGTTCACGCTTCTCGTGGCAAGTTCGCTAGAGCAGAGCCTGTGTCATCCCTCTATGAGAGGGGTCGTGTTAAACACGTCAAGGGCCTTGATGCACTTGAGGATCAATTAGTCCAGTGGGAGCCATTGGGCAATATTGGATCACCTGATAGACTTGATGCTATGGTCTGGGCAATCACTGAACTAGCTCTTAAGGGCATCGCTAAACCTGAACTTAATTTGGCCTATTCCGATGCGAAAGGTCTACTTATGCGGCTCTAGCCGCTTTATTGCTCAAGAAGCGCAAGCTTCGCCTGCTTAGGTATATCTGAGGTCGTCTGAGTTCTTAGTTATAGTTGGTCACTGGTGATTCGTCAAGCTGTTAACTTCAGGGAAGTTCAGTACAGCACGTTCACCCCATAACTCAAGAGCTTTCTTGTCGTATGCACGAGCGGCTTCTTCTGGTGTATCGTAATGACCTAGACAATAAGTGACTTTTTTGTGGGAGAACCTGTATAATTATGGCTGTGCCTACACCTACAAAACTAAAGAACAGGCAATAGAATCCAGTGGGAAAGGTGCTCAACGAATTGCTATAAAGCTTATTGAGGTACAAGAATGACTGATGATGAAGCAATCCGCAATATCATTGGGGACACACCAGCTTATTGGATAGACTTTGAGGATAAGGACACGTGGTTTCAAGACCCTGAGCTAACTGTTCCAGCTTTGTACCGAGAAGATGTACGTTACGTAAAGAACAAAGCTGGTCCGGGTTATATGCAGATCGTAAGTATTGAAAAAGACAATCAAGACCGACATTACGTTGAGAGCAGCGATGATATCAGCTTGCATAGTTATCTATTGACGAATAGGCCGCTACACTTATTGAACAATCTAGAAGCAATCGAACAACGGTTCATGCAGGACATGGGCATATATCCAAAGGTACAAGAATGACTGATGCCACAAGTGTAGACGAAGATCAGCCTTGGATTGACTTCTGTGATAGCATCAGGGATACACTTCCTGATAATGCAACAGCCATCCAGCTAGGTTCTTTTTTCTACTGGATTATGGCCCTCTACAGGCACTCTCCTAACTCTATGCACCTAGCGATGTCCTTGGCCCTAGATGACTACCAGCGATCAGAATGGAGCGTCCCAGATGGCACAGTCTTACACTAGGAGCGCAAGCTCCGCCTGCTGTGATAAGTCGTATTACAACACAGACGGATTGATCCCTATCCAAGCATACATCCATCAGCTACAACAGCAGTTAGTAGAGCAAGACTGGAACAGGGACTACAGAAACTCTGAGATGACCCAGAGAGAGCTTCTTCATGTACTAGACTACCAAGAGAAGACAGGCAGCATGTACTACCCGATGTTCTAAGCATAAGAAAACCTCTAGGGGCTACCCCTACAGTGAGGGACTCCTAGAGGTCATACATCTTATAGTCTTCTTTATACAGTATATAATAAGCCACGAGAGTACTAGATCAGTTAGCTTACTCAGGGAGTATATACTCAGGGGGCACACAACCCTATAGTTACATAGGGTCCAGAAGGTCGTTGTCAAGGGTTCCTACAGATCACGATTTGTTTCAAGTAGTGTAACATCAAACAGACCTTGCTTTTCCTTGAGGGACAGCTTAGATATTACATCCAAGAGAAGGAGACTTGATGATGGATGAACTGGACCCAGATCGGTTGCGTGAAGATAGAGATGAGCGTGAGCGTCTCTGGTTGGATGAAATAGCAATCACTGACAAGCTTCTGTTGAAAGAAGCAAAGGTGTCCCTTGAACGCCTTGAACGAGCAGAGACAGTTGAAAGAGAGCGTGATCGCCTGTGGAAAGCTCTACGATACTACGCAGAGTTTCACGAAGACCCTAATGACGGACCTTGGGGCGTACACAGCGACGATTTTGGTGCCATAGCTAGAGCAGCCTTGAGGGGAGAAGACTATGATCAGTAACATTTGCCTGTCTTGTGGCGATGACCTAGACTGGCCCAGCGGAGATGGGTGCGCTAACATGACTGCCCACAACAACAAGAACAAGCCTTGGGAGATGCTTGTGACTGACGTGGTAGACAATGATGACGGTGGTACAACAATCAGCTTCGACCTTGATAAGGAAGCCCATCAAGCAATGGCTAACATTGGTGTACAGTTTGTGTTGCATTGTGCTGCTGCTAATGTAGACATGCAGGTGGCCTTGGATGCTATCTTGAAGATGGGAGAGAACGATGAATGATGAACTGGTGAAGCGGCACGTAGAGCAACTGCGTCTTACTGGCGGCGACTTGGCGGACCTGTGCCAACCGCTGGCCGATGCTATCGAAGCCCTGACCGCAGAGCGTGACCGGGCGGAAGACGAACTTTACGAACTGCAACAAACCTGCATCACGCTTCGCGGGGAAAACGAAGCCCTAATCGCAGAGCGTGACGGATTGCTGCGCTGCGTGACTGACAACCATGTGGCCCTGTGCCGCGCCGAGAAGGCAGAGGCAGACTTCGCGCGCCAAGTGCAGCGCACCGACGAACAGCGCGAAGCATATGAACAAGCCCTGTCCGTTATGGAAGCTGAGCGTGACCGGCTGCGTGAGGCGCTATGGGCAATCTTAGCCTGCGAAACCCCCAACGCCAATGCCACAGTGACCCGTATGGCATCCATCGCCAAAGCTGCGCTGAAGGGAGAGACGCCATGAGTAACCTGAGCATTGAGCAAGCCATCGATGAACTGCGCGATCTGGTCCGGTGCCGTTGTCATCCAGCCTTCACAGAACGTAAGCTGCACGACCCAGACTGTAATTGCGACAGCGCAGAGGCTGTAGAAGTTCTTGCCAACGCCCTTCCCGCCGTGAGTTTTGAACCCGAGCCAAGACCTAAACCATTCGACTGCCAGTGCGGAGCTGTTGGTCCTTGTGAAGCACCCTTCTGCTTTGCCCCACAACACATACAGAGTGAGCGATGACTGATATCAACCACCAACCATGCCCACACCAGTCTTGTGGCAGCAGTGACGCTTTCTCTTGGAACATTGACAAGAGGGTCGGGTTCTGCTACTCATGCGCCCAGTCATACCCTTCCAAGAGAATGGATACCTTTGATTGGGTAGCAGACCGATATCCCCTGAAGGGAAATCAAGGGATACTCATAGAAGAAGAGGATGACGGCTACATGGATAAACCGAGTACGAGTGGGGTTCTGTCTACAAAACTTAAAGTCGTAGAACATGGGGATGGTGCTTATCTTCCCCTTCGTGGTATCCTCAAGGGGGCTATGGAGTTCTACAATGTAAAGACTTACAGCAAAGATGACGTACCTGTAAGCCAAGAGTATATCTACCCAAACGGCTCAATCAAGATCCGTGTCTTCCCTAAAGACTTCCACACTAACTCTGGGTTCAAGGGGGACATGCTGTTCGGTATGGACAAGTTCCCTGCTGGCTCTGCTCAGGCTGTGACTATCTGTGAGGGTGAGCTTGATGCTCTGTCATCCTTCCAGATGATGGGCAGTCAGTATCCCGTTGTGAGCCTGCCAAGCGCTACCCCAAGCAAGAAGCTGTTGGAGAACTGTAGGGATTGGCTTGGGTCTTTCGATAAGATTTACCTTAGCCTAGACTCTGACAAGAAGGCTGATAAGTTTGCTCTGGCTCTAATGAACCTGTTCCCTAGCCGTGTGTACAATGTACCACATGACAAGTTCAAGGATGCCAATGAGTTCCTACAGGCTGGCAAGGCTCAACTCTACAAGCACTGTTGGTACAACGCCAAGCTGTTTACCCCTGACAACATCTACTCCACAGAGGAACGGTTCCTAGAGCTTCTGCATGATACCCCTGAGCACAGCTATATCCCCACGGGTATTGCAGCCCTTGATGATAAAATCCTTGGTCTTATGCGAGGTCACTTCACAGTGATCAAGGGTCCTACAGGTATCGGTAAGTCAGAGCTTATGCGTTACCTTGAGAGTAACTTCGTCAATAACTATCCCAAGGTCAAGTTTGCTACATGGCACCTAGAGGAAACTAAGCTGCGTAGCCTTCTCGGTGTGGTGTCGTACTACCTCAAGGACAACCTTACTCGTAAGGACCTGATCGAACAGAAGGGTCGTATGGGTGATGTTGAGATGGCTATCAAGGGAATTAGTCAGAACACTGGATACATGCAATTCCACCTACGGGAAGAGGATGGTGCAGAGGAACTGATTGACCAGATCAGGGTACTTACTCAGGTCTATGGCTGTGAGTTCA